TCAATAAGTGTTCCTTTAGTGGTCTTACTGAGTCTTCATCTTTCAGTGCACAAGCATCAGAATCCAACTTCTCCTATAGAGGAATTGAAAAGATAACAGGATATCAACAGATAATTGAGAACTGGAAGATTACTAATGTATCTTATGAATATCTTTTAACTGATTATAAAGAAGCATTTATATACTTAGATCCTCCGTATGATATAAAAGATAATCTATATGGCAAGAAAGGTGATATGCATAAGAAATTTGATCATGATAAGTTTGCAGAAGATTGTGATAAACATACTTCTCATATGATGGTATCGTATAATTCTTCCCAGTTAGTTAAGGATCGTTTTAAAGACTGGACTGCTACTGAATTTAATCTCACATATACAATGAGATCTGTTGGTGAATATATGCATGAACAACAACAAAGAAAAGAATTATTACTCTTAAATTATGCGTAGGTTAATTAACCCCAAAACTCCGTTATATAAAAATATAAAAAAACTCATGTTATCTTATGAGTTTACTTGGAATTTTTATAATGAATGTTGTGTTGATATGAAGGATACTGAGGTAACTTCTGGGCATAGAAATTTTTCCT